CAGTTCCAGACGGCGGGACTTCACCCGCAGGGGGTTGAACACTGGGGCCCTCCTCGGGCGTTGATAGATGTCGGTTCGCGGAAACGCGAGGTGTCGGGCAAATGAGAGGGCCCGCCCCAGCGGCATGAATCACCGGGACGGACCGTCAGCGCGATTACGGCTCACGCGGGCCCCCGTAAGCGGCCAAGGAGAGAGTGTTTGGCCCCTCAACCCGACCCACCGTCGGAGCAACGGCAGGCCAGGGAGTCTGTGAGGCAGGGCTGGAATTCCGCCCCTGCAAGATGCATCCCCACGCGCGCCGCCGAAACCCTGGGACGCCAGGACAACGAGTCAGCAGTACGTGCGGGAACGAAAAAAGCCCCCGCACTCCATGGGGACGAAGCCACGGAGCCGGGGGCTCAAGTTCAAGTTCGTCCTAAGGCGGCTCGCTCGCGCTTGCGCGTGCGCGAGGGATCAGCCCTACATATGGATTAAGTGCCGTCGGGGGTACAGGCGTTGGGGCTCTCACCCCCTCCCGAGGGCCGGAAGACGAAAAACGTCTTCTCCGTCCTACTTCCCTAACGCATGCATAAGGAAGAAGGAACTAGAAGACGTTTTTCGTCTTCCCTTACACACGGACGGTAATGGAAACGGCCCTCTCGACTCCGAAGAGTGAGAGGGCCGCATGCGCCGTACGTCAGGGGTGGCTAGAACGTGTGACGGACGCCATTCGGCGGTTCACGCGCTGCGCCGTCTTCTTCACGGTGTTCTGTGCCTTGCCGGTCGCCTCGGCCACCTTGACCACGCTTATCCGCCCGTCGACTGTGAAGCCGCCCGGAATGCTCGCGGCCTCCCGCAGTAGTCGCGACTCCGCCGGGGAGAACCGGGCGAGCAGCGCCGACACGTCACTGTCCGACGCGTGGGTAGTGGTGGACCGGTGAGCGGGCGTCTCGACGTCGTCGGGCAGCTCCACCCCCTTCCCCTCCTCAACCGCCGTGCGCACCATGCGGGCCGTCGCTGCGGAGAACCGACGTGTGGGCCCGTCAGCGGTCAGCTCCCGTTCCGCTGCGTCATGGTCCCCGCCATTGCGGCCCAGCGCACCCAGATACCGGGCTACCTGGCCAACGGACGCCCCAGGGTAGGCGAGTCGGTAACTCTCCTGCTGTACTGCCCACTTGGCGCACTCATAGGCGTACGTCTCGAACGTCGCCGTGTTCGCCGCGTCGTCGTCCCAGCGCTGCGCAGCCTCCCAGACTGCCACCCGCCCAGCCTGTTCGAGGTCGGCGCGGTCGGCGTGCGTGAGGGTCAAACAGCGGCGCAGCCGGGCGACGGCCAGAGCGCGCACGGCCCCCTCCATGACGGTCAGGTGATCGGAGGGGGTCACTCGGTAGCCTCCTCAGCCTCGATCGCCGCCAGCGCGGCGGCCTCGGGGTCCTCCTCCGGGTGGTAGGCGAACACGAGTCGATCCGGGTTGAACGACCGGCCGCCCTTGACCGGCGCGCGCTTCACCTCAATGCGGACGCGGAACCGGCGGTACAGGTCGTTGTGCCCCTTCTCGCCGCGCTCTCGTAGCCGCTTGCGCTCCTCCTCGTCCCCGATCACGAACGCGCCGTCCTCGCCGACCGCCGACGCCCGCAGGATGAGCGCGTTATGCCGGTGCCACTCGTCGGCGACGGTCCGCCCCGTCTCCTTGATCACCGTCTGGGCGTCCTGCGTCGGCAGAGCCCGCAGCCGCTCCAAACGATCCGTGAGGGCCTTGTGCTGGGCCCGGAACCGCTCGATGGCGGCCCCCTTATAGATGCCCGCTCGCCGGTCTGCCTCAAGCTCGTCTAGGGCCGTCTCAGCAGCCTTGATGTCGCCGTCGTAGCTCACCCCCGGAATGTGTTCTTCGAGCACGTAGGCCATGCGCCCGTGGCGCTCTAGAAACTGCTCCCCCGCCCACTTCTCAACCGGTTCGGCGACGATGTTCACGCCGGGGCAGTCGAGCCCCTTGGACTTGGCCGGGCAGCGGTACCGCAATCCGCGCCGGTACCCATCGGACTTGACGTTGGTACTGCCGTCTCTGTACATGCGCCCGCCGCACTCATGGCAGTTCTGCGCGTATGTCAGTGGGCCAGTGTTCTTCCGGCGGGGTTTCTCCGTGCGGGCCCGCTGCGTTTCGCTCGCCGGTGTCGACTCGATCAGCGCCCGTATCTGATCTTGCTCGTCAAGAGTGATGATGGGCCGGGCAACCATCACCGGTAGACCATCGTCCCCGCGCACGATGCGCCCCTCATGGTCCGTGATGACTCCGGCGGTCGTCGGGTTCAGCAGGATGCGCACCAACGTCTCACGGAGCCACTTGGTCCCCTTCGGCTCCTTGCCAGCGTCGACTAGGCGGCAGTCTGATTCGGTCAACTCACCCTCACGGTTGAGCCGTTGAACCTCGGCATGCGGGGTGGCCCGGCTACCCCCGTACGTCCCGAGAATGTTGTCAGCCGCAATCCGGATCACGCCGCAGCGGAGGTGGTGGTCGCCCAGCCGCCACCCCAACGACTTGCCCGTCTCCGGGTCCTTGCCAAGGTGCACCTTGACGCGCCCGTACGGCACCCGGCCGCCCGGCCAACGGCCCTTCTGACGCAGAGTGTCCCGGGTCTCCTGCGCGCGCTCCTTGATCACCTCTAGCTCGTTCTCGGCGAACATGGCGGCGATACCGGCAAACATGCGGCCCTCACGCGTGCTCGGGTCGATGTTCATGCGCACGGTGTTTATGCGCTTGCCGTTGTCCCGGAACCAGTCGAGCAGCCCGGAGAACCAGACGACCCGGCGGGCCCACCGGTCGACGCGCAGCGCGACCATGCCGTCATACGCCTTCGGCGGGGTGGGCGTCAGCCACTCCGAGAGTCCCTTGCGCTGCCACGGCGACACTTCGCCGGACACGTCTGTGTCGACCACGACCTCAACGACGACGCCCCCCATGACGTCCTCGACCCACCGGCGGCCCTCTTCGGTCTGCCGCTCGACCGACGTGCTCTCGTCGGTGTCACGGCTGAGGCGGACGTATACGACCCACCGGTTACCCCCGGCCCCGTCGGCCATCTGCGGACGACGGGAGTGGCGCACGTTCCTGCGCCGGGGCTCAGCGGCCCTCTGTTCTAGCATTGGTCTTACGTCCCAGTTTGCGATGTTCGAGTGTGAATACTACTCACTCGACCACTCGAAAGAGTGGCTTTCACACCATAGCTGACCTGCGCAGATGCAGAGAGGCCCGTCCGCACGTCCTGAGGGAAGGCGTACGGACGGGCAACCGGCCCGGCGGGCGGTACTGCTCGCCGTCACCCGGCAGGCCGGGGCTCATCACCAGTAGATCCGCTCTGCGTCCCCGCCGACACAGGTCGGGCAGGGACGCTTGAGCGTCCACCCGCAGCGTTCGCACCCCGCGAACCCGCAGCAGCCGTCACACCAGATCTCTCGGTGTCCGGCGCACATCCCGCAGTAGGTCACCGGCCGTGCGTCGGGTCGGGCCTCGTTGCGCTCTAGCCGGGCGCGGGCTCTCCGTCTCTGGCGGGGGTTGGCCGGGGCAGCGCGGGGACGCTCCGGGGCCGTCGTCATCAGTGACCCTCGGGGTGCCGCCGCATCAAAACGTTGGCGTCCGTGATCGTCGTCTGATCGCGGCTCTCACGTGCCCACCCCCGGACCTTGTCGAGTTCGGCGCACCCCAGGCAGCCAGGTACCGGGGTCGGCTCCAGCTCCTCTGTCCGATCCGGAAGCTCAACCGCTGACGTGCTGTATCTCGTGGGTTCAGCCATGCCCGACCCCTTCGCGTCGTCCGTGTGACGACAACGCTAGGAACCGTCGCGGCCCTACTCCGAGCCGATTGCACGCGATTGCAAGGCAATCACCCGAGCCGGTCAATCGCCGATGTGATGAGCGCACGGGCCCGCTCGCCGTACACCGCCTGATCTGCCAACTCGGCGAACGTCTCGGCATACGCGACGACCTCGCTGGGCTGCGTGATCGTGAGGTAGCCAGAGACCAACTCGACGTTGACCTGTGCCGTATCGAAGATCCAGAACCCCTCTACGGGCATACGGGTCCGCCCGAGCCCAACGGGGATCACGCCGACGCTCACGTTGGGCAGGGTGGCGATCGTCAACAGGTGGTCGAGCTGTTCCGCTTGGTTGTCAGCGTCGCCCAACGCGTTCCCCAACACGCTCTGCTCCACGAGGAACGCGAACCGTCGCTGCCCCTCACGCAACACGCTCTGCCGCTCCATGCGTGCCGCCACAGCGTCGGCCACGTCGTCGACCACCACCCGCCGCCGTCGATGGACGCCGCGCAAGACGTCCTCGGTGTACCCGAACGTCTGGAGCAGGCCGGGGAACAGGCCCGGCGAGTAGGCGCGGAACCAGTGGGTGCGTTCGTACAGCGGCAAGCGGACTTCCTGCGCCCGTCGCAGTCCCGCGCGCTCCATCCGACGCCAGGACACCCACATGCCCTCAACGGCCCGCAGAGAGGCAACCAGGTCTTCCGCCTGGTCCTCAGCGCCGCACGCGCGGCACCATGCCCGGATGTCGTCGGCGCTGGGCTGTGTCTTCGCCGTCGATATCCGGGAAACCTTGGCAGGGCTCCAGCCGCACAGCGCGGCGAGCTGTTTGCCCTCCAACCCGGCGTCCTGGACCAACTCTCGGAGGCGGTTGGCCAGGCTCTGCCGGGCGTTCTGGACGCTAGATGACGCTGATTGGGCCATGGTGCGCTAGACCGGCTTGTACTCCTCGTGGGGCGTGGCGCGCTCCCACACCGTCGCGAATGCAGACGACACGAGCTGGACCACTTCGGGCTCTGTCTGCCACTCCCGGTCGATGACTTCCCCGATCCCGGAAAAGTACGTGAACAGCACCGATTCGCCGTCGAACAGCCATGCATCGGTGCCCGGCAAGGAAATGTCTGCCGCCTTCCGGCGGGGCAGCCAGCGGACCAACTCCCCAGCCGCCACGTTCGGGAACGTCACGTCGTGCTCATAGCGGATGTAGTCCGTCACCGGCTCCGATACGACCCGCGCCCGGCGCATGACCACACCGCGCGCCGTCGTCTCCGTCACCACGTCCAGGAACGGCCGCCACCACGTCGCACGGTCGGCGGACGGGTCAAGCCGCTTTCCCTCCTGCCACGCGATGAACTCGGGATCGCTGGGCTGGTAGGTGTCGCGCAACTCCAGATGCGCGGCGGACCGGCGAGCCTTCGCTAGCCCCTCCAGTACAGGGTTCGTCATGGTTCCTACTTGCTGTCGTGAGGCGGCAGGTACTGCCGCATGACCTTGGGCAGCCGGATGATCGTCTCATGGTCCGGAACATCCGTACCGTGACCGGGGATTGAGCCGATCTCCTGGCACGCCTTCACCTCTTCCTCAGTCGCCCGATACGACTGGATCAGCAGGTCTCCGCTGTCCTCGTCCAGCCAGATCGTCGGCGAGTCGGTGTCAGGTGAGTTCGGGATGATCCCAAGGAACCGCAGCTTCATATCTGCCCTCTCCGTCTGTCGAGCCGATTTCATTCGGTTGCACGACTGTCACCCGGATGGGCGAACCCGTCAAGGGTGCGAATGGGTGAATAGCACCCGCGATTCAAAGGTCGCAAACTGCGTTGGAATCCACGCGAGTTGGCGTGCATCACCCTCCAGCCGGCTCGGGGGTGCCCCTTCAAATCGAAGGGGCCTCGGAAACAACGAAACGGCCCCGGTCACCCTCGAAACATGAGGGCGGCCGGGGCCGTGGTCTGTAGTTGTTCATGGGGCGTCGCGCTCCGGCGGGGCCAGCTCTCCGAAGAGTGCGCCTACCGCCCCGGCGATTACCGGCGCGTGCACATCGCACGGCCCGCCGCCGTCACCCGAGCACATCCAGGCGTCCCGGGCCCTACAGCGGCCATCTACGGCCCCGCACGAACGCGGGCGCATCTTCCGTCGTACGCGCACGCTCATCGCCCCCAGCGGGCAGCAGCGGCTTTACGGGCCAAATCGGTGCGGGCCTCGGTCATCGAGACATCGCCGGTCGCGTTCTCCTCGGGTGCGAGGGCGGCGAGGATGTCAGCGGCGGCCCTGCGCTGCTGTCGGGCCTCGGTGATGGCCGGGTGAATCACGCGATGCGCGGGCCCGGCATATCCTGCGATCAGGTGACCGTCGCGTCGTACGGTGACGTCCAACTCGTCCGCCAGTTCCATGTGTTCCTCGGCAAGTCTCAGCAACTCCCGTTGCTCTGGTCCGAGTTCGTAGGCGTCCTCGAACGCCTCGATCAGTTCCATTCGTGCTCACTCCTCGTGATCGGGGCTCCGGAAAAAGAGGTGATGCGGGCATGCAGGGCGGCGCGCTATCGACCCCCGGGCCGGGCTGGCACCTCGAAGGGGGGTCTACCCCCGCCTCCTGGTCACGGAATGTGACGATCGAGTCGACGTCATCACTCGTTGCGCACGCTTCGCGGCGCGTGACACATCACATCAACTCGCAACGCTCAGCGATCAGTTCACGTCGCTGCGATCGCTTCTCAAGTGCGTGCGTACGCGTTGAACAACTCGATCAGCGCTTCCATGTCACGCTGCGGAATGCGCTTCGACTCATCGAGTCGGCGCGCGATCAGCGCGAACAACAGTCGATCACGCTCAGCCTCGCGATCCAGCGCAGCACCGCCAATGTGGAACACGCCCGCCGCCTGCATCCAGTAGGCGCACGGCATGCAACATGCCGGGCTCGGCGAGCGGCCGTTGTTGGGGTTGGAGTAGCGCCGCCGGGTGCAGCCCGGACGGCGGCAGGTCGAGCGATCAGCGGCCCTCCCCGGGGGCCGGACAGGGGCCCGCGCAGCGTGGCCCCGGGGTGTCAGGAGGCGGTCAGGCACGGGGCCCCCTCTCATAGAGTCGGGGGTCATTCAGTGCGGCCAGCAGCCACGCGTGCACCAGGGTGGTCACGCCAGCCCCGACGATGAACGCGGTCACCGGAAATCCGCCTGCGGCTTGTCCGGCTGCGATGGACGGAAGTCCGGCCGGAACAGCGAAAGATGAGCCTCACGCGGCACACGCCGACGGTCCCGGCCCACGGCCTCCGCTCGCTCGGTAGCGCGCCTCTGTGCGAACTCGGCGTTTCGTGCTCGCTTCACGGCCCGCGCGTTCACACCCTTACCGCTGCGACCCTTCACGATGGCTATGTGCTCCATGAATCTCCACTCCAATGAAGAAGGGGGCGAGAGCCGAAACCCCCGCCCCTCGAACAGACCGGCTGTTACTTCTTGGCGACCCGGGCGGCAGCGCCCGCGACCTTCAGCGGAACCATGCGGTTCGTGTCGAGCGCGGTCGCGCCGACGAACGTCTGAACGGCGTTCACGTGCGACAGCTGGTCGACGACGTACTGACGAACGGTGGTCAGCGCGTAGCCGTTGTGCTCGGCCACGGCACCTTCGGCACCGGCCGGAGCGGCGGGCGCGCGGACGGCCAGGGCCACGGCCTCACGAGTGAACGCAACAGCGCCGCCCGTGATGTACGGGGAAACGACAACCTCGAAGCCCAGGACACGGCCCAGCGCGCCGTTCTGGATGACGTCGGCGTTGCCCGCGAAGTTCGCGTTCTGGAGTTCGGGGAGGGCAAGGAACGCCTCCTTCAGCTCCGGGCCGATGGCGAGAACTCGGCCGTCCTCGTCGATCTCCCGAGTGGTCATCTCGGCGGACACCTTCGCCAGCGCGGAAAGCGGCTTATCCATGGCGATCTCCTCGGCCGCGCCCTCGATCGCCGCGTTCAGAATGCCCGCCACAGCCTTCTCGCAGTGCTTGGCCACACCCGACGACTGCGGGGTGAGAACCTGCGCGCCGAAATCGCGAATGTCGAAGTTCATCTGACGCTCGTTGAGCTTGATCGCGTTGTAAGCGTGATCCGTAAGCCGGACCTTGAACGTCTGCTCTCCCAGGTCGCTGTACTCAATGTTCCCGTCACCCTTGACCTTCGCATCGACAACGGTCGGCAGGGTAACGGTCACCTCGTCGCCGACACCGCCGTTGAACCGAGTCTCGGCGTCTCGCCAAACCCGGTTACCGAGTACCGACTTGGCCTCAAGAATGCCGAGTGCAGCAGCGACGATCTCATCAGTGGTGATCTTGTGAGCCATGGGGCTCTCCTCTCAAGAAGGGTGTTGGATTCCGGTCCGCCGGTCAGCGTCCGGAGATTCGCTTAGCAATCGCGGCGGCGAGCTTGGCCGGGTCAGGCACCGGTTCCGAATCGATGGCGGACGGCCCGCCGCCTATCGGCGATGTCGGGCGGCTGGGAAGAGCGCGCCCTGCCGGGCGCGCTGTCGTCTGGCTCTGGCCGACGAAATTGGCGAGCTTTACGGCGTTCGCCTCGATCTCGGCAGCCGTATTACCGCCGAGAACATCAGCGATCTCGTGCGGAATGCCAGACGCCAGAACAGCGCGAAGCCGGGCGAGTTCGAGCGCATCGCCTTTCAGCGGCGCAGGCTCCGCCGCGCCCTCGACATCCGCCTGAGAACCACTCTCAGCGTCCGCCTGCGGGGCGTTCTCGCCCTCCGGGACCTTCGGGGCCTCGGGAGTCTCTGCGGGCATCTCCGGGGCTCCTGTCGGCTCGGGAGTGGTGTTCTCGTCAGCCACGGCCGGACTCCCGGCGGACGTCGTTGATCCCGTCCACGATTAGCGCGGCCTCGGCATCCTCGTAGGTGGACATCGGCTTGTGATGCGGGTCCTTCCGGCGGGTCAGCACCGCGCCGACCACGGCGGGGAACTCGTCGGGGTCCTCGGAGTCGGCCGCCTCGGCGAGCAGCGCGGAGAACGGCACGCGCAGGGCCTCGGCCAGGCGTACGTACTCGTTGGTCCGGGGAACCTGGTCCCCTGCCTCCCACCGGTAGACGGTGGCGGCGTTCACGCCGACTCGGTAGGCGACCTGATCGACGGACAGGGACAGTTCCAGACGGCGGGACTTCACCCGCAGGGGGTTGAACACTGGGGCCCTCCTCGGGCGTTGATAGATGTCGGTTCGCGGAAACGCGAGGTGTCGGGCAAATGAGAGGGCCCGCCCCAGCGGCATG